AACGGAACTCCGGGTGCTGCAGATTCTATGTTTGCTAGAAAGTCTTCTGTTCCTTTAAATCAAAGTTTTAGTGAAGAAGATGATGAAGAGTCATCTTCTGATGATGATCTTTTACTAGATGAACCTTATGATATTGACGAAGATTCTATTGAAGAATATTCTGCAGGTGGTGTAGCTGGTTATACTGCTCCCTTACAAGCTCCTAAAAACCCTAAAGAGTTTTATGATAAAATGAATATTTACAACGAAGAAAAATTCATAAAACTAACACGTAGTAAATTAAGAAAAATTATATTACAAGAAATTAAAAAAAGTTTGCAATAATTTTGTAAAGCCAACATACTCTTGATATTATTCATAATGCAAATCACGCTAATAAACATTGTAATTTGCAATTTAAACAATCAATAATAAAATTTGGAGTAAAAATATGCCGATTGATTTCGAAGCAATTAAACGTAAATTAGATAGACTTAATGGTAATGATACTAGTCGAAACGTAATGTGGAAGCCAACTGAGGGAGAAGAACACACAGTTCGACTTATTTCTTTTCCTGATAATGATGGTCAACCTTTCAAAGAACTTCATTTCTACTACAATATTCCAGGCGCTCGATCTCTTCTAGCACCTTTCCAATTTGGCGACAAGGATCCTGTTCAAGAACTTATTAGTAAACTTCGTGACGAAGGTACTAAAGAAAGTTATGAACTTTGCAAGAAGCTTTATCCAAGCATGCGAGTTTATGCAGCAGTTATTGTTCGTGGTGAAGAAGATAAAGGCGTTCAAATTTGGGGATTTGGTAAAACTGTTTATCAAAAGCTTCTTGGTATGATGCTTGATGAAGATTACGGCGATATTACAGATCCTATTGAAGGTCGTGATATTAAAGTAGTCTGTACTAAAAATCCAGGACAACAGTGGGCAACCACAGAGGTTCTACCACGTGGTAAGTCAACGTCACTTTCAAAAGATAAGAATCAGATTAAAGAATGGGTTAATAACATTCCTGATGTGACAGGTATGTTTACATGTAAAACATATGAAGAAATCAGTGATATTATTAATAAATGGCTTTCTGGTGATGATGAAGAAGAAAGCACTGGTTCTGATTGGGGTACTTCTGGTAGTGACGAGCCTAAAAAGCCTTCTGGCGGAGGCGGAAAAAAGTACAATGACATTGATGATGCTTTTGCTGATTTGATGTAAAAAATTTAATTGTACTTTAAGTGGGGCTTCGGCCCCACTTTTAAAATACCTTGAGGAGAATTATTAAATGCCTAGAAAAGTTAAAGATAAAAAGAAGATTATTGAAAAAGATGATTTCACTGCTGATTTAATTAAATCTTTAAATAAAGAACAAGGTAGTCGAGTTGCTTACAATTTAGCTGAGGACGAAGCACCTACGCTTGTTAAAAGATGGGTTAGTACAGGAAGTAAATTATTAGACTATATTTGTGCTAATAAAAAAGATGGAGGAATGCCAGAAGGTAGAATTGTAGAGATATTTGGTCCTCCTTCAATTGGTAAATCACATATCGTAACACAGATTGCTAGAAGTATACAACAAATGGGTGGTATTATTGTCTATATAGACACTGAAAATGCTACATTGGTTGAGAACTTAGCAAATTTAGGTGTTGATGTATCAAAAAGATTTGTATACGTTGATACACATTGTACAGAAGAAGTTCTGGAAATTGCTGAAAAAACAATTTTAAAAGCAAAAGCATTAGATAAAGATGTTCCAATTACCATTATTTGGGATTCAGTTGCTGCTTCTTCTCCAAAAGCTGAATTGCTCGGTGATTACGATAAAGAGACAATTGGTCTTCAAGCACGTGCTATTTCAAAAGGTATGCGAAAAATTACTGGCGTAATTGGACAGACTAATTCTTTGTTTGTTATTTTAAATCAAGTGCGCACAAAAATTGGTGTAATGTATGGTGATCCTGATACCACACCTGGCGGCCGTGCTATTCCTTTTCATGCTTCAATTCGTATTAAGTTAGGCGCTGGTTCACCCATTAAAGATGGTGATGATGTTGTAGGAATTAATGTAACAGCAAAGACAGTAAAAAATAAAGTCTCACCTCCTTTTAGAAAAGTTAATTTTCAAATCCATTTTGGGAAAGGAATTGTAGAACATGAGGAAATATTTGACATCTTAAGAAAACACGGTGAAGATGAAGTAAATGGTTACTTAGTTTCAGTTTCGGGTGCTGGCGGATGGAAAGAGCTTAATGTTGTTGACAAAGAGACTGGTGAAGTTATCATTGAAAAGAAATTTAGAAAGAATGACTTTCACGAAATTCTTAAAGATCATGAATACAAAGAATATCTAGATGGGCTTATTGACAGCGCTATGACTAAAATTATTGCCAGTAATCACAGTTTAGATATCAATCCTGAGTCTTATGAAGAAATCAAAGCTCTGTCAGAAGAGCTGGGTAGTGACGAAGATATTTTTGATCCAGAGGCATAAATGAATAAAGTACTGAT